AAAGCTTTGCGCTGATGGTCGAACGGTTCTGTTTTATATTTGTACAAAGTTTTATCCTTTTGATGCTTGACTATAAGAACCTATAAGAATATAAGCGTCTTTGTCAAGGCCGTAAAAGGGTCTTTAACAGCGAAAGTGAGAAACATGACAGATATACTATCTATGATGGAGTCCGACTTTGAAAAGAACGTCGCATCTTCCATCGAAAAGGGCAACCTTGGCGGTATCGCCTTACTAGCCCGCAAAATCAGAACAGCACAGCAGGAAGTTGATGAGATTGAGAAAGACCTCAAGTCTCGCAAGAAAGACCTGTTAAAGCTGACAGACGAAGAGTTGCCTTCTGCTATGCAGGAACTAGGCCTTTCCTCGTTTGCTCTGGATGACGGGTCAACCGTAGACGTAAAACCTACCTACGGAGCCAGTATTCTTGTTGCCAACAGGCCTATGGCTTACGATTGGCTGCGTGAAAACGGCTATGACGACATAATTAAAAACATCGTGTCCTGCGAATTTGGTCGCGGCGAAGACGATAAGGCCAGCGCCTTTAAAGCGTTTGCTTCAAACGAAGGGTTTCCGGCGGATCAGAACGAAAGCATCCATTCGGGCACACTAAAAGCTTTTGTGCGTGAACGTGTGGAAGCTGGAGATGACTTTCCAATGGAACTTTTCGGGGCCTACATCGGGCAACGCGCTATCATCAAAGGAGCAAAATAATGGCGAATGCAGTAACAAAAACAAAACAAGCGGATGTAGCAGTGTTTGATACATCTATGTTCGAACAAGACGCGGGTGCAGGCAATCAAAACGTAGGGTCAGAAGACCTCGCGCTGCCGTTTCTCAAGCTCTTGAGCGGGCTGGATTCACTTCTCGACACGCACGAAACTGCGCGTAAAGGTGACATATACAACACCGTCACAGGCGCTGTAGTCAGCGGTAAAGAGGGCCTAAGTGTAATCCCTTGTGCCTATCAGCGCGTGTTCATTCAGTGGGTTCCACGGGGCTCTGGTACAGGCGCACCAATGAATGTCTACAAGCCCGGTGACCACATGCCTAAAACCGAGCGTAGCAAAGAAGACAACAAAAATTACGTTGTCGGAGGTGACGGTGATTACATCGAAGAAACCCACCAGCACTACGTTATGATCGTCAACGAAGACGGCTCAACAGAAACGGCGCTGATTGCAATGAAGTCCACGCAGCTAAAGAAAAGCCGCAAATGGAACAGCATGATCCAATCAGTTACAATGCAGGGTAAGAACGGTCCGTTCACACCACCACGCTTCTCCCACGTTTACCGCATCAAAGCGGAAGCAGAAGAGAACTCCAAAGGTAGCTGGCACGGTTGGGAAATGTCCCGAGAAAACCCCGTGCAAGACGCATCCGTCTACGCCCGAGCAAAAGCTTTCTCTGAAAGTGTCCTAGTAGGTGACGTAGTTGTGAAACATCAAAACGAAGATGACAAAGGCGAAGGCGCTGACGACATCCCGTTTTAAGTTTTACAAGGGGGCTGCTTCGGCAGTCCCCACCACAAGGACATCACCATGACAGTTAAAAAGTTCTCGTCTATCTTTGATGGACTGCAAGAAGCTTACGGCACATATCGGATTGAGAAAACTCAGTCCAACGGGAAGAATACAGGCAAAGCAGGTATCGTTCGCGAACCGCGCAACGCGGGTCTGTGGCAAGGCCACCTGTCTGGTAAGGGCAACTCTATCGGCATTATCCCGATTAACGCGGACAATATGTGCAAGTGGGGATGTGTAGATATTGACCAATACCCGCTGGATCACAAACTTCTATTAGAAAAGATCAGGAAGCTAAAACTTCCGCTCGTTGTCTGTCGCTCAAAGTCCGGCGGCGCGCACTGCTTCCTCTTTAGTAAAGATTGGGTCGAGGCAAAAGACATGCAACGGTCGCTGAAAAGCATAGCGGCTGCGCTGGGCTACGGTGAAAGCGAGATATTCCCAAAGCAGATCAGACTGCACTTGGACCGCGGAGATGTGGGTAACTTTCTAAACCTTCCATACTACAACGCGGAAGAAGGTCTGCGCTACGGCATCCTAGACGACGGCACTTCCGCCACGCTGGAGGAGTTCTTTGAACTCTATGAAACACATGTTCAGACGCCCGAGCAAATCCAGAAGCTACAGATAACAGAAGCAACCGAGTCAACACCCGTAAGAGACGGCCCGCCGTGCCTACAGCACCTAGTCAAAGAGAAAATCTCTGAAGGTGGGCGCAATAACGGTCTGTTTAACATCGGCGTATACCTTCGCAAAGCTTTCCCCGATAGCTGGGAAACAGAAATCCTGACTTACAACATGCAATACTTTGAGCCGCCGCTCCCACTGTCAGAAGTTACAGTGGTTGCAAAGCAGCTAGAGCGCAAAGATTATGCCTACCGCTGTAGTGATGCGCCGATCAACGCGCACTGCAACAAAGAACTCTGCCAAACCCGTAAGTTTGGTATTGGGAGCGCCATACAGAACGCTACAGTAGCCAATCTGCGTAAGTACAATTCAACGCCCCCGGTTTGGTTTATGGACGTTAACGGCGAGCCTCTGGAGCTAGACACAGACGCCCTGATGAGCCAGCTAATGTTCCAGAAAGCCTGCATGGAGCAACTTAACTTCATGCCGCGCAGCGTGGCAAAGCAACAGTGGGAAGGTCGGATCAGCGCCCTGCTTACAGAGATGCGCGAAAACGAAAGCGCAATCATGGAAGTGGCAGTAGACGCCAGCGTCAGCGGCCAGTTTTACGACTACTTAGAAGAATTTTGTCGTTTCCTACAGCAAGCGCAGGACAAAGAAGAAATCTTGCTCCGCCGCCCTTGGACCGACGAAGACGCAATGGTAACCTTCTTCCGCCTAAAAGACTTCGAAAACTTTCTAAAGAAGAACAAATTCTTTGAGTACAAGTCACACCGAATTGCCCAGCGCCTGCGTGACATAAACGGCGATAGCACCGTTCTGAAGATCAAAGGCCGCGCAGTGCGGGTCTGGCAGATACCAGCGTTTGAGTCTGGCGACATAGATATAACAACTCCAGACTTCACACCAAAACAGGAGAGCCCGTTTTGACAACCCCAGTATTAAAAAAACTTAGAAACGTCGAGATCGTCCGGATGATCGACGAACAGCACATGACAAAAACCGCCGTCGCTAAATGGTTTAAAATAAGCAAACAGCGCGTGTGGCAGATTTACGAACGGGAGAAAGAAAATGTTCAGGATATTCGGCCCACCGGGGACGGGGAAGACAACCAGACTTCTTAATATGGTTGACGACGCGCTCCAAAAGGGTGTCGCCCCCATGAACATAGCTTTCCTAGCTTTTACACGCAAAGCCGCCAACGAAGCAAAAGAACGCGCAGCTAAACGCTTTAACCTAGACCCCAAGAAAGACCTGTTCTATTTCCGGACACTGCACAGCCTAGCTTTGACCTGTTCTGACATACGCACCGAACAGGTAATGCAGGACGAAAACTATAGGGAACTCTCCAGAGAGATGGGGGTGCAGCTAAACGTAGCGCGTACCAATAACTTTGATGACGATCTGCCCGAGTTGACCAAAGCAACTGACCCTATCTTGGGACTGATTAACCTTGCCCGAATGCGCAAAGTGCCGTTGCGCCAACAGTACAACGAAACCCCAATCGAAATAGAGTGGAACATTGTAACCTATGTGGACAAATGCCTGACCAGCTACAAAGAAAACATGGAGATGTACGACTTCACAGATATGCTGGAGAACTTTCCAAAAGAAGGCTACACAAGCTGCCCGCACTTTGACCTGTGCTTTGTAGATGAAGCGCAAGACCTTTCACCCATACAATGGGACATAGCGCACATCCTAGACGAACGATCAAAAAGAATGTACTGCGCAGGCGATGATGACCAAGCCATATACCGCTGGGCAGGCGCAGATGTAGACCACTTTATCGGGCTGGACGGCGGATCAGAAACCCTGTCACAATCCTACCGCGTTCCCTTCCTAGTACACCAACTGGCAGAACGGGTCGTGTCCCGTATCGGTAAGCGCTTCCTTAAAGAATA